CATGACCACATTTCCCGCTCCACTTAGTGGAGGACACCTCAGGGTTTCTTCGGGAAGGTCAGGACCGGGGCTTAGCCCCTTTTCATCGTTGTCCACACGGTGAAACGACTTAGTCGGTCCAGTGGACTCGTTTGACGTACTCGGCTGGATCACAACATCTAAGATTTGTGAGGGAGTTGATGTCTTCTAAGAATGACCAACTCTCGGGTGGTAGATAGTACAAAGTATCATCACCACCTCCCTTCATCCTAAGGATGAAACGCTCGAGTGAGATCGGACCGCAATCAAGCGTACTGGCGAGATCCCAAAGGGATCTGTACCTGAGGTACATGCTCTTTAGCCCAAAGGGCTCAAGTGGAGCATCGGCCGGGTCTAAGACCGCAGTCATCGCGTACGCTTTTCTGACACGCTGTTCAATGGCAGCCTCGCAGAAGTAGTGTTGGCTCTCTAAGAGAGACTCTTGGACTTGAAAAGGTAGGTGGGAATCAATCCCGCCAATACTCAACAAGCCCTCACACTTCATGCCAAACTTCCTGGTCTCTTTGAGGCCACGAGTAAAGGCTGTTCGCATCAACTCGTCAACAACATCTAAGATGTGGTTTTCGAGTTTATCGTTGAGACGGTAACCCCTCCAGGAGTTACCACGTCGGAAGGTCCTAAGGGCCCTCCGAGTCTCTTGATCGCCGATATCAGCTGCCTCAAAGAGTAACAGCTGATGCCACGAGAGCCGTTCAAAGATCGACTCAAAATCATCCTCACCCAAAGCTAATCCAAAGCCCCCGAAAAAGGGGACAACGAAGAGCATTAGGTAGACGGACGACTGTGGTGACGGTAGGAAACTGCACGACTTCCTTAGGAAGTAGTCCCTGATGCGGACTTTGTCCTCATTAGAGAGCTGGACATCATGTGTCCACTGCAATTCCTTCGCAAGCAGCAAACTCCTTCCCAGGACAAACAGAGGCTCAGCCTTTGTGGCTCTTACGTCGTCAGGAATGACGCAAAAGAGTTTTGTCCTGATGGAATCTACCCAGGAAGAATCCTGGTAGATTTCGCTGGAGTACGCAATCTGCTTCGGTTGGCGCCGGCTTTGCAGGCGCTTGATCCGAATCCACTGTTCGCAGAATTTGACGTAGATCTCAACGTCCTTAGGACGTTCAGACGGTTCTGAAGGAACCAACCTCGTCTTAGACGGGTTCGAAATCATGCGAAGTCTCTTAGAGACTTTGAGGACTGTTGTAACGTAGTTCCTCGGTCCTACGGCCCAGTGATCGTCTCCAGGTGCAAAATAGCACCACCATGGAGGTCTAGGTTCTAAGAACCTGATTCCCGTGGACAACTGGAGGGAAATCATGTCTAAGACATGCATGAGAATGGTGAGAGTTGGCTTAGCCATAGGCTCACCCATGAAAACACCTCGCTTTGCGAGGACGACGTCAGAGAGGCCTGGCTCTCCGAGCCAGACATACTTAAACGCACATACTGAGTCAATCGCTTCGCGAACGACCCAAGAATCCACACCGATTCCTTCAAGGAACCCTGTGAGGAGGTTGCGCGCTAGGACTTTGTCCACTGCATCAGTTGCAGAAGTATAGTCACTCACTAAGTAAGTGTCTTCCTCTGAGATCACCTGTACCTTATTAACTAAGTTAAGAAGGAACCATGCCTGGTTGGCACGGGAGGTGATTGGTCTAATGCGAGGGTCTCTTGAGAGAATCTCCATTAACCAGTGACCGGCGGCCTGTTGGAGAATTAAGTTCTTCCAATCAGTCATGGTGACAAGACGTGTCTTGCCACCTCCCTCAGGGATGCCGACCGTGCGAGCGTGCTGGAGCT